CTCCGACGCAATGGGTACAATCCGACCGAGAACTCGGCGGAACGCGAGACTGCAGAAATTCAGGTCCTGCAACCTTGTAGACACTGTCAGCTCACTGTCGTCCACAATGTGGCCCATAGAGCGGAGGAAATCGACGTATCCCTTGGGCGAAAGCCCGTTCATACGTTCGATTGTATCATCGCCTTGAGCCCAAATCATGTGGTCTTCAGTAAGCCAATTTACGCGACAGCGGTGCACGTAGAGGATCTTGAGCATGACCTGTGCGCGGGAATTAATATTAATGGTAAATCTACAGCCCGACTTCATCATGGCAGGACGCGTCTGCTGGAATCGCCAGCCGCCAGACAGAACTATCTTAGACAGTTGTATGGCCATAAAACGCGTCTCAACCAATTTCCAATAGTCAGGGGAACCATCAATCTTCATCCGCAAAAACGCCAGCTCAACGTTCCAGAACCACGCCGCCATGGTGTAATCCCACGTGGATTTATCCAGTTCAACATAGGTGTGGAGGGTCTCGCCACCCATCCGGTGGTACAACCTCTCCCACTCCCCATGGAATTCGGAAAAACCGGGGAGACTGGGGATACGCTCGTGATTGAGCGACTCAGCCTCATAATAAAACCCTAGTAAAATGTCGTCGATTATCCAGTCAATCCAATCAAATGACCAAATGAGGCGGGCCATGCGCGTGAATATTTTCTTACTCTTCATAAGCTCTGGCTTAATGAAGATACGCGCGAAACCACTCGCCTCATGGCCACGATCGAAGTACTCGCAAACACGACGACGAACCATCGAAGGAATATTAGCACCCAACGCCTTGAGGAGCTCCGCATTCGTCGGCCAATACTTCAGCCACGGGTAACCGGGGCTGGAATGGGGATTCATACGGCCTGCGGCAGCCATAATGCTCACATCACTAAAAAGCTGCGCCACCGAAGGCGCCCGCAATTGTGGAACGGCATTATAAAGCTGCGATAAAACTCGCAGAACAGACTCAGTCTCAAGAGCGGTGGGTCCAACACACTCG